AGACAACACTTGCCCTGTCGTTTTCAATACCCTGTCTTAAAATGATCTTTGTGAAATCTGGCATGGAATTATTTAGAGGTGGAACCTAAATAATTTCGTGCAAAATATCATATATACTGTAATTGTGGATAAAGATCATCTAAAATGCCTAGACACCTCAAATGGTTCTATCATGGGTTCTACTAATTTTATTGGAACTGTGTTGTCTGGACCAATTGTGACAGAAGACCGTTGTACCGTGGTTTTCGACAGTTATATGGGAAGAAAAGGCAAGATTTTCAAACTGCCAAGTTTTTCCACAGTTTCATCATTTGATGCTTGATCTTTCTCTGTGACCATGTATCATGGATGCATGGTTGAAGAGTTCACATCCTACGAAAATTTACCAATTCTCTCCTACGAGAAAGTTGAAAATCCTGTTATCTTTATTGGATCTTGTATAAAGAGTCAATATGACGAAAATCGCATTTCAATTAAAGATTCTTTTAATCCAAAAAGAATTTCACATTGCGATAGGTTTTTATATGGTACCATATTGGAACCTAAGAAAGAACATCTTTTAATGGTAGAAGAAGCCAAAAAAGTCGAATATATTGATTTATATACGTACAATAAAATTATTTCTGAAAATAATCTGTCTTGTGATGAAAATTTTATTTTTTTAGAAGATGGGTTGTATCCTGTTGACGAGAAACACATAGACCAGTACATCCCAAATTTCGAGTATGCATCATTTTTCGATGATGATCCGGAAATGCCTATACATCAAAAGATTAAATCTGTAAAAATGTTTATTCTAGTTCCCTGACTAGCACTTGTGGAGGTCGGTAAATAAAAATACAACATATGGGAACTAACACTACTAAGCTTAAAATATTCGATGAACAAATCTCTAGAAAACCGGATTTATATCCATGGGCGCAAAAGTACATTGAAACGATGCATTCGAACTTTTGGACGGATAAGGAGTTTTCATTTAAATCGGATGTTCAACAATTTAAAGTTAATTTAACTGATCAAGAAAGAGAAATTATTGTCAGAACATTAACAGCAATTGGTCAAATTGAAGTTGCAGTTAAAACTTTTTGGTCAAAACTCGGCGAGACTTTGAGGCACCCCGGTCTCTTGGATTTGGGACTCGTAATGGGGAATGTTGAAGTTATACATAACAATGCATATGAAAGACTCATATCAATATTAGGATTGGAGAATGTATTTGAAGAAAATCTCAAATTGGATTGGATTCAAGGAAGAGTGAAATATCTTAAAAAATACACACATAGATTTTATAAAGATAGTAAAAAACAATATCTCTATGCATTGATTCTTTTTACTCTTTTTGTTGAAAACGTTTCTTTATTTTCTCAATTTTATGTTATTAACTGGTTCGCTAGATTTAAAAATGTTTTAAAAGATACTGACCAACAAGTAAAATACACAAGGAATGAAGAAAATATTCATGCATTGGTTGGTATTAAAATTGTAAACACAATTAGAGAAGAATATCCTGAGTTATTTGATGATGAATTGGTTGAAAAGGTAGTGAGCGAAGCAAAAGAAGCATTTGAAGCCGAATCTAAAATTATTGATTGGATGGTTAATGGCATTAAAGAAGAAGGATTAAATGCATCGATTCTTAAAGAATTCGTTAAAAATAGAATCAATGAATCCATGTCTCAGATTGGATTTCCGAAAGTATTTGAAGTTGACAAAGACCTGCTTTCGTCTACAATTTGGTTCGATGAGGAATTACTTGGCAATAATATGACTGATTTTTTTCATTCCAAAGATATAGCTTATTCTAAAAATGATAAATCTTTCGATGAGTCTGAATTATTTTAATATTCGATAGGCCGTGTGTTATAAATAAAAATATGACAACTCCATATTTTTATATCATACAACATATACCTACTAAGAAATTTTACGCTGGTTGTAAAATAAACAACCAAGCCGATTCTTCCAATTTAATGACAGAAGACGGATACAAAACTACATCAAAAATTATAAAAGAATTGATAGAAATTGAAGGTTTAAAATCTTTCAGGATTTTAAAAATAAAAAATTTTGAAACGAAAGAAGAAGCTTTAAATTATGAAACTAGATTTTTAAAAAAAGTAAATGCAGCTGAAAATCCTAATTTTTTTAATTTACACAATGGAGGTAAAAATTTTGTGAATAAAGGTGGTTATAATTTATCAGACTCCACTAAAAATAAAATGAGAAAACCAAAATCAAAAGAAACTATTGAAAGACAAAAGGCCGCTATGAAAAGGAGAAAAAAAGAATCTTGGTTGAAAAGTGCCGAAACTAGAAGAAATAATGGTTTACCTTGGATTTCTGATGAGCAAAGAGAAAAAGTAAAAGAATTTAATAAAAAATATTGGAATGCTCAAACAAAAGAAGAACAAAAATTAAGAATGATAGATTTTTATAAAAAAAACCCAATTTCAGAAGAAACTAGAAAAAAATTAAAAGAATGCAATTCGGGTAAAAATAACAACATGTTTGGTAAAAAACATAACGAAGAAACTAGAGAAAAAATGAAATTGGCTTGGCAAAAAAGAAAAAATAAAAAAATTGATAATCTTTAAAAAGAGTGTATAGTTAAAAATAATTATGAATAAAGAAATATATTGGCTTAACAATGATTCTAGGAAATTTCTAGAAAGAGGATATTTGGTTAAAGGTGAAACAGCTGAACAAAGAATCAGAGGCGTTGCTGAAACTGCTCAAAAATATCTCAATATTGAGGGTTTTGCTGACAAATTTGAAAAATATCTACATTTGGGGTTTTACTCTTTGAGTTCCCCGCTCTGGGCCAACTTCGGAAGAGAAAGGGGACTACCTATCAGTTGTTTTGGATCATATATTCCAGACACTATGGAGGGAATAATGGAGAAAGTGTCGGAAGTTTCCATCATGACTAAGCATGGCGGAGGCACATCTGGATATTTTGGAGACATTAGAGGGCGAGGAACGCCAATTTCATCTGGCGGAGAATCAACTGGTTCCGTCCACTTCATGGAACTTTTCGATAAATTGATGGAAGTTGTTTCTCAAGGGAATGTGCGCAGAGGATCATTTGCAGCTTATCTTCCGATTGATCATCCCGATATTGAAGAATTTTTGAAAATTAAAGATGTTGGAAATCCGATTCAAAATTTATCTATCGGCGTTTGTGTGTCAGATGAATGGATGAAAAAAATGATCGATGGTGATAAAGAATATCGTAAAATTTGGGGTCTCGTTATCAAGAAAAGATTTGAATCGGGTTATCCTTATATTTTCTTTTCGGATAATGCAAATAATCAAGCTCCTCAAATTTATAAAGAAAAAGGATTGAAAATTAATAATTCAAATCTTTGCAGCGAAATTTTCCTTTCCAATTTAAAAGATGAATCATTTGTTTGCGATCTTTCATCTTTGAATTTAGAAAAATGGGAAGATTGGAAGAATACAGATGCTGTTGAAACTCTAGTTTATTTTTTGGATGCCGTGATGACGGAATTTATTAATAAAACTGAAGGTATTAAATTCATGGAAGCACCTAGAAAGTTTGCGATAAATCAAAGAGCGTTGGGTGTAGGTGTATTGGGTTGGCATTCATTGCTTCAATCTAAAATGGTGGCATTTGAATCAATGGAAGCTAAAATGCTCAATAATCAAATTTGGAAAACTATTAGAGAAAAAGCAGATAAAGCTACCCTAGAATTAGCAAATATATTTGGATCCGCGCCAATTTATCACAACAATAATAATAAATTAGAATATAATAGACGTAATGTTACAACGTTAGCCGTTGCTCCTACGACATCCAGTTCTTTTATTCTTGGTCAAGTATCTCAAGGTATTGAACCTCAAAATAGTAATTATTATTCCAAGGATTTGGCAAAGGGTAAGTTTACATTTAAAAACCCATATCTTAAAAACCTCTTAAAAGAAAAGGGAAAAAATGATGATGATACTTGGAAATCTGTTTTAATTAGAGGAGGAAGTGTTCAACATTTGGATTTTCTATCACAAGACGAAAAGGATGTATTCAAGACATTTGGTGAGATTTCCCAAAAAGAAATTATCATTCAAGCTGCACAAAGACAGAAATATATCGATCAAGGTCAAAGTTTGAATCTAATGATTCCCCCAACGACAAAACCGAAGGAAGTTAATGAGCTTTTGATTTTTGCATGGGAGCAAGGAATCAAATCCCTATATTACCAACGTTCAGCAAATCCTGCTCAAGAATTGGCACGTTCAATTTTGACTTG